ATTTAGCACCGTCATACTGTATAATATCATGTATGTCTGCGGATAGGCTACCCCAATTGTCTCCAACAATTTCGTTAGTAAGTAAGTATCGTTGTCCAGTTGCTACAGCGTCTAATGTGCCATCACCTGGATAGTTATTACTAGGATTAACAATTCTTGTTACATCAGATTGTGTTGTAGTAGGTAATGTGTCAGCGTCTATTGTAAAAATTAACTTAGCTGTGTCAATTGAATTCCTAACAATAGTTCCTGTGATTAACGAAGTACTTTCTATATCGCTATTAATGTTTAACTGTAATGTACTTCCTGTTGTTAATGGTATATCAGCTATGCTTACACTTGCACCAGCAACAGATCCACCAGCATCTTGGGGAGATAATACTTCTAGTAAATCATTCCAATTAGCTTTAACTGTAGTTCCATCATCGTAAACACTTTGAGCTGGAGTACCAGTCGGAGCACTCTTAAATAGTGTTGCTTCGGTACCGTCAATGCTTACCCAATAGTTATTTGGTGTAATTGTTTGTGTTTCCATACTGCCGTCTATAGTTCTAAAGAAGTCGTAAATGTCTGAGTCAAAACCTAATTCTGCTGTACTATCTGTTTTATATACATTAGAAATAATAGAGTTAATAATTTTTTGTCTTTTAACTTTAGCCGGAGGACTTAGCCATATAGGCATAACAAATGTTAACGTAGCAACATCAAGTGTTTCATCTACGCCAGCTGGAATACTTCTATTACTCCACTGTATATCTGTTAATTCGACTTCGAATATATTACTCCAATCCAATGGATTCGAGTTTTGTTGTAACTGTAAACTTGGGTTAAATAATATTAAAATTTGTTCTAACAACTGTAGTTTTTGGTCAGTATTGCTACTCCAAATATCTACTTGCATTGTTAAGTTGTACGGCACAGGCATTATTCTATCTGTGCTGTACAAGTTTCCTTGTCCAGTTTTATATGAATCAGTGGCGGCATCGTATTCTCTTTCAGCTATTTGCAGTTTAGAAACTAGCGTAGGATCCTGTGTCCTATCTCTAGCAATTAATAAACTTTGTATACTGGAAGCAATAAACGGAGTACTGTTAACCATGTTCTCACCACCTTTAGTAAGTATGTGAGCAACCATTCGACTCATATCAGAATATCTAACAGGAACCTTGTTGTAATATGTAACACCGCCACGTTTGCCTTCTGAAACTTTAAATTCACCAAAGATCCGCATGAACTGTAGTAAGTATCTTCTTACTTGTGCGTCATAAAAATAATCCATATTTGCCATATTAGTCTGCCTTTGGTTTCACTGCTTTACTGAGGTTAGTTTTAACTGGAGCAGTTGTACCGTCTGTGTTAATTGCTTGGTCATCGTTGTTAACAAACGAAGTAAGTATCTTATTAGCCGCAGACCAAACAGCAGTTTTATCATCGCTAACTCTACGCCAAACAGATAAGTTCTTTAAGAATAATCTATGCGGTACAAAGTCTGTCCGTAAGTAGTAGGCTCCCTCAGCCGCATCAGGCGGGAATGTTATTCCACTGCCAACCACCGTCGCTCCATTTGGAGGAGTACCATCACCCGCTACACCAATACCTGGTTTGTCAGGACCATTTTCATCTATATACAAATGTCCGCCAGCCATATAGTTTGCATCGTATGGTGTTTCTGCCGCCGCCATTGATTGAACTTTATCTGAAATAGCAATTTCTGTACTGTAAGTACTTAATATATTTCGTAAATCATCTGCCTGCTCGCCAGTACCAAGTATATCTCTGTACTCCGGACTGTCTGTTATATTAGTTAGTTTAACTCTCCACAAGTGAGGCCACCATCTAGCATCATAACCTTCTGCTGGTCTACCTGCATCACTAACAACAAAATATCTATTAACAGCTTCTCCGCCACCAAGTAATAAGTCATCTCGTAAATGAGGTAGTTCAATAACGTCACCTGACATTAAACGTCTGCCTAATAAACTTGCACATGTATTCATATGGAAAGTCATAAACAATGAATCATTGTTAACAAACAGTCCAAACTGTGTTAAGTCGAAGTCTGGATCACCAGGAGTATAACTGCCCCGTAATTCGTAAATATCAGTGTCATACTTCCTGTCTCTATTCTCCAAAAACAGCACATCTTGAATGTACAAGTCGCCTGTTCCAGTACTTGAATTAGCGGAATCATCTGTATAAGTGCCTATGTATTTGTGTACATAAACACCTGTACCGCCCGCGTTGATGTTCTCGGCTATGATCCTATCTTGAAAATCATAATCGTTTGTTTTGTTCTTGTTCCATAAACTTAATCTAGGCATAGCAGTATTTATCACTTTATAAAGTTCTTGACACAAGACGTGAAAATGATAAATACATTTATGAACGATATGCGAACATATATGAATCTTATTGAGTCTGCAGAACTAGAAGAAGGTGCAGACTTCATGGGCTATTACGAGGCCCAAAGAGAATTCAATGGCAAAATAGAAACAGTATGGACTTTTCCTGATGGCTTTGAAACCCAAACAGGACATTTAAGTAATAATAGTGCAAGAATGGTATTAAATACACTAGGGTTAGATTCATACTTTGAAGAAGCAGGGCCAACCGAACTTGATACCTTTATAAACATATCTACACAATGGTTAAGGAAACATCTTGATAAACAATCTGCAGAAATTCCAACAACAAGCGATGAGAACCCTGGAGGACCAACAATGATTAGTGTTGGAAGAGAAGAAGGGCATATGAATAATATGATTATGGCATTTAATAAAGAAGCAAGAAGATTTAAATCAGAATATCCGGAAGTAACTCACGTGGCATTTGCATAATATGAACGATATGCGAACATATATGGATCTTATTGAGTCTGCAGAACAGTTAGATGAGATAAATTTTAAAAAAGCCGCCGCAACGGCATACGGTACACTTACTGGTCCAACTGCTACATCCTTATAATCTCTCACTCTCCGCCAGAATTAATGGCAAATAAAGGTTGACTTACCAGCAGAATACTGTATAATAGTACACACATTAACGCAATAAGGCAGTGACAATCATGGGATATTACACTTATACGCAAGATCCAATTGGTGTTTTTGTTGAGAAAGACCACGGAAATACCTTCGAATTCAGCATAAACAACGAGCAAGATGTTTACTCACAGTCCATTGTAGAGAATTATCCACACAAAGTATGGGTGGGTTCAGGACAAATTGGCGGCGACAGTGGATGGCGTTATGCAAACGTTAAGAAGACTGTGGCTTATATCATCGTAGACGAAGATGACGGCGGCCCTGTGCTAGAGCGTTGGTATATCAAACAGCGTCGAGATTATTTCGTATAAAATTATAGGCAAGTGGTGTTAATGGTAACATGCAGGTCTCCAAAACCTTGCGATTGGGGTTCGAATCCCTACTTGTCTGCCAATTAAATGAATAGGATTGAGAGTGAAAATTAACATAGGACCCTACCCCAAGCACCGGTGGTATCATAACTTTCTGTATAAGTTAGGAATTGAAAACAAGCAGAAGACGTCTGTGCATATAGATGACTTCGACACGTGGAGTATGGATCATACTCTAGCTTATATAATAGAGCCTATGCTTAAACAACTTAAATTCACAACTCATGGTGCACCATACGTTGATCCAGAAGATGTGCCAGCCGACTTACGACCTACAAAAAAAGAATTAACGTTGTACACCAAAACCGGCGATTGCGATCCTAAGTTTTTTGAACGTTGGGATTGGGTATTAGATGAAATGATTTTTGCTTTCGAGAGCAAACATAACGATTGGGAAGAACAATTCTACACTCCGGACGTTGATTGGGTCGAGCGTACAAAATATCAGGATCGTATAACACACGGGTTTAAACTATTTGGAAAGTATTACGAGAACTTGTGGGATTGATACGATTAAGATAATAAATATATGTGTTGTATTACAATAAACTATATCACTAATGATATTTTAAAACACACATGTATGCACGGAGATAAAAAATGGTAAAAGCAAAAGTAAAAGCACCAGCAAAGAAAACTGTGGCTAAGAAAAAAGCACCAGCAATAAAAAGAAAAGAAACTGTAGATTTCGATTTCTCATATATTGGTGAAAACGTTCAAAAGAATGCAGAGGAAATTGGAAAGAACGTAATGGCAAATGCAAAACGCATTGCGGACAATGTTAAAGCAAATGCAGATAGAATTGCAGAAAATGCTAGAGCTAACGCTGAAAGAGTTGGCAACAATGTGAAAGCATATTTAAATAGAAATCTATCTAATTAATAATAATTTTTACTAAGAGCCTATCCTATGGGCTTTTATAATTTCTGGGGATGTAGCTCAGTTGGGAGAGCGATTCCCTTGCACGGAATAGGTCGTAGGTTCGATCCCTATCATCTCCACCAGGATTATAAATGAAAAATAAGTTTACTGACAATCAAGAAATTATCATTTTAGATGCGTGGGAACACTCCCCACTTACTATGTCTAGCCTATTTGATATTTGTTTAAAGAAAACGAACACACATATTATAGTTGACTGCTGTAAAGAAAGTGAACTAATTTCTGGATTTCACTATGGTCGCATTCGCACATCGGGAGTTAATGAAGACGCAGAAATGCAAAAGAAAACAATATTGTGGAACGTAGAACACAACAATCGATTAAGTCTAATACATGGCAACTATAAAATTATACCAGAAGATTCCATTAATGTTTCTGACATTTTAGTACCCGGTTTCGGCGGTATTTCCGTTAATAATGTTCATAATATTTTACAATATGTATCCGGAATATCTTCTGCAATAATTGGTGGCTTTTTTGATGATGTTGAGATATGGCCCACATACTTTATGGTATGGCCCGGTGCAAAGGTCGCCAGAGAAGCATTAAAGAACGCCGTAAAATGGAATGACAACAGAAGCATTGATACAATGTTTATGATTAAAAACAGAGTACCTAAGCCTCATAGAATGCTATTGCTTGATGAGTTATCAAAGCGAGATGTCTTAGAAGATAATATGTACAGCCAGTACGAACAACACCCCGGAGAAATTGCTTCTACGATGAAAGCAATAGGTGCAACACACTATCATGGAAAGACTCATGCAATAGGTCGCCCATTAACCGATGAAGAAGATTGGTATGCTCTTCCGCCATATGGGCAAGATGATGTATTAATTGAAGTTGTTGCTGAAACTCATATTGACCGACCATTCTATACTGAAAAAACAGTTTGGCCTTTAGTATACATGAAACCGTTTATGATAATGGGTTCTCATTTAATGAACCATAACTTAACAAAGTATGGATTTAAATTATATGACGAGTTTATTGATTACAGTTTTGATAAAATAGAAAGTCCTAAAAAACGTATAATAGCAATGGCAGACGAATTAGCGAGACTAAGCAATCTTAAATTAAGTAACATAGAGTACCATAAACTAAATGAAAAACTAAGACCTAAGATAGAGCATAACTTAGCAGTATACTTAGAAATGGTATTCAACGATCCGTACTTACCTAAAATAATTAAAGAGTTTGGAAACGATCCTAAGTATTCCCAACCACCTAATCAAGATATGACGATAATTTCACCCCAGAACGGTTCATGGAAAACATACACAGATAGAAACGGCGGCAACGGGGTGCTAATGGATATAGTTAGACATAATCCGTACTTGCAGAAATTAATGGGTAGACTACTATAAATATACATATGAATGACGATAAAATAGAAAATAAGATTACAAATTTAATATTAGAATTGTTGTTAGATGCTAAAGAACATGGCATTGATTTATTATCGTTCGAAGATGTATGTACTATGTTAGGTGTCGATGATCTGACCTTACTAACAGAACTAGAGCGAGACGAAAACTACATTTTAAATCATGAATATCTAGAAAAGCTAAAGGATCCGATAATCCGTAAAGCAATGATAGAATCATTTGGGGCGACTAAGCATTGAATATAGAAACAGTAACGTGGGTCCATCATTGGACAGACAAAACATTTAGTTTTAAAACAACTCGAAATCAAACTTTCCGTTTTACAAATGGCGAGTTTGCTATGATTGGATTAAAAGGAGAAGAGGAAGGATCACGCCCTTTACTAAGAGCATATAGTATGGTAAGTGTAAACTATGAAGATGAGTTAGAGTTCCTCAGTATCAAGGTACCAGACGGACCTCTTACAAGCCGTCTACAGCATTTAAAAGTTGGAGACGAAATAGTAGTAATGCCTAAAACAACAGGCACACTGACTATTAACAACATTACTACGGCGAAGAATTTAATTTTACTTGCAACTGGTACAGGAATTGCACCGTTTTTAAGTATAATTAGAGACCCTGATACATACGATAAATTTGAAAATGTTATAGTAGTACACACTACACGAACACATTCAGACCATACTTATACTGACCTAATGAAAGAATTAGTAGAACTATATCCAATTACATATTACGATACATGTACGCAAGAAGACTATGTACGTTCCGGACGCTTTTGGGACCATATAGATAATTTTACAGACGGCGGATTTAATAAAGCAACTGATAGAGTTATGGTGTGCGGCGGACCAGAGATGAACTACCAGTGCAGAGATTTTTTTGAAGAACATGATTTCCAAGAAGGCAATGCAGGAGAACCTGGCGACTTTATTCTAGAACGTGCCTTTGTGGATTGATAAATATAGGTATGGCAATAACTAAATACTCTGAATTTACTCTCGAGGCATACAACGAATTCCACAACCAACCTGCTATAGCCGGCCCCCAAAGCTACAACCCATTTAAGAACATCAAAGTAACACCTACGCCAGTACAATTTCTTTTGTTTACTGATTCACCCGGTTGGGGAAATAATGTGACGATGGGGTCGATGGTTGAAACTACAACAGATCAGAAAGGTATAAAACAAACCAATAGGACAGACAGCCAAATTAACCATGTAGATAGATGGAAAGATGGCAGATATGATCAGATAAATTTTAATACTAGTAGAGCGATGGGTGCATATAAATTAGCACACGAATGCAGAGAGCATGGTTTTACAGTTCAAGTTATAGACAACATGTTCCATCTAGATATTGAGACAACAAAACGTATAATAGATAAATTTGTTGGAAAAGAAACATTAATGTTAGGTGTAAGTAATACATTTAGAAGTTTCCAATTATTATCCCAACGACCTTCAATATCAAACTTTGATCCTTTTGAAGGGTTTACTGCAGATGAAAAATTAGAATGGGTAACAAACTTCAACAACACCCGCCTCCATTTCTTTTCAACTGGCAAAAAAGGTGATAAGATATTAGGCAAGTATATACACGATATAAATCCTAACGTAAAATACATTATGGGTGGTGCTAATACTACAGCAAACTATTCCAGACCAGACGATAACGGCTTAATGGATTATGTGAATCTAGGATTCGGTGATGTAACATTGCCACAAATACTACAACATCTTAAAGATGGCGGAAAAGCAGACCATTTGCCTACAAATAAACATAATGTAATGGTAACAGCTGATGGCGAAAGCAAATTAGACATAAAACACTCAACTCAAGTATGGCGACCAGAAGATAATGTTCAGAATGGAGAAATATTACCGTTAGAGGTTGCTAGAGGTTGCATATTTAAATGTAATTTTTGTTCTTTTCCATTAAACGGAAAAGGTAAGGGCGAAGCATTACGAGACTTTAGTTATATTAGAGAAGAGCTAATATATAATTACGAAAAGTATGGTATTGAAGATTATTGGCTAACAGATGACACATTTAATGACGACCATAAAAAAATGATTGACTGGCATGCCATGACACAAACATTGCCCTTCAAATTAAAGTGGAGTTCATACATTAGATTGGATCTAGTGTACATTAACCGTAAACATAATCCACCACAAGCACAATTAATTGCTGAAAGTGGTTGTCGATTAACAAATTTAGGTATTGAAACGACTGATCCAGAATGTGCTAAAGACATTGGTAAAGGATTGCACCCTGATATACAATTTGCATATTTAAGAGAGTTAGCAGACGGCTATTGGAAGGGTATGACATTAATGAGTGGCTTTATCGCCGGCTTACCAAGTGACGATAAAAAGGCTCTTAAGAAGATGGCCAAGTATTTACTGTCAAAAGACAATCCCTTGCACACTATTAACATGAATCCGTTATACATTAGACGAATTGACGACAAGGCTCACTATTATACTGAACTTAGTGTAAGTGAATTCAGTAAAAACTGGAAAGACCACGGGTATGTGTTCACAGAGTTTGATAACAACGGTGAAGAGATACCAAAAAGCACTTCTCAAGGCAAATTAATGGAAAGTACTATATCTTGGAAAAACAGAAATGGCTTAACATTTTACGACACTATGAAGTATGCTATGAAGTTTCACGGCAGACTTCAAGAGTCTGGTCAGCATATATCAAGTCCGTTGTTTGTTGCACACGGATTACCACATCATGATGAAAGATTTTCAGCAAAAGGCGAAGATTATAACGACCAAAATAACTTCGTATTTAATTTCAAAGAGTACTGCAAGGTAAATGATTACTTTTACAAATTATTTACGGAAAATCACAGCCATTACGCTAAGGAATAGTTAAATACTGGTATGGAACTTCCACACAGACACCCAATAGCATTAATAGACTCGCATAATATATTAGATGACGAGAATATTGTTGCAACATATACAATCCAAGTAGACCATCCAGTCCTAGAAGGACACTTTCCACACATTAAAATATGGCCCGGTGTATATCTTATTGAAGGCATGCTCCAATGCGCCGGATTACATGCATTACATTTAGCAAAAGACAGAATTTCAGACACCGGACACAGTGGATATGTTACTTTTGTTACTAGTGTAGATAGAGCAAAATTTAGAACTCCAGTCTTCCCTGAAGACCAATTAACACTCACTGCCAAACTTATCAAACGCCGACGAGATCATATTTTCTACTCTTGTGAGGTCTGGAAAAATGATAAAGTGTGTGCAAGTGCTACAATTGGACTCACAGCCAAGCAACTTTAGTAAATGACGTCAAAATAACCTATTGACATTCCTTTTTTGTGGTGCTATACTAACTACCAATTAAGAAGGAGATAAAAAATGTCTATAGAAATGATGATAGCCGTTGGGTTATTTATACTAGCAAATACATATTTTAGTTATAAGTCAGGATTTAAAGAAGGACAATTCGTTGGGATTGCCGGACTTGCACTTACACTAAAGATTCACAATATTCTTAAATCCAAAGATGCAATACATAACTATGAACAGTTACCGACAGCTATTAAGCAAGTGTTGGAAGATCCTCAAGCAATATTAATAGAGAGTAAATAATTTTGGCAAAAAGGAAAGTAAAGAACGCATACTTCACCCCTGAACCTGATTGGACGAAATATGCCGGAATAACAGATCAAGATGAAATGGTAAAAGCATACCAAGATGTTCAGTACTTTGTGCGAACAGAAATTAAAGACAAAAACAAGATCAGTTATACTAGAACATGGATTAAAAATGAATCCGGATGGGATTCGGCAGACATTCAAACAATCCTTAAATGTCCTGATTACGTCTTTGGTGCTACTAGTACTACATTTTATTCTTGGCATAAATTAGGGTTCATTCCTGACTCTACTGTTAGTCATATTGAGCAGAGAAAAATAGAATGGCTCACCCAAGGTAAAAAAGCTATTCAAGAAAAGTCAGCAAAAAAAGAAGAAAAGCCAAAGAGAGTAAAAACTATCCAACAGCGAATGCGAGAGCAAGTAGAAAACTTGTTAGGTGATTGGGAAGGTAAATTAGATGACTTTATTAGCGGTAAACAAACGTTAGTAGACTTTGACCCTTATAAAGATATGCAAGTATTTGAAGGTGGAATAGTTAAGCCAGCCCATGCAAAAATTATTAGAGATAGTGTTAATGATAACATAGTTGAAGCACATGAAATTATTGCTTGGAAGTGTGATCAAATTAAAGAAGGCTTCGCATTTATGACACCTAAGTTTCGTAAAGAGTATCTTAAATGGTTTGAAAAGATCCAAACGGCATGTGATACATTAATTGAAACAGGTAAAGCAACTCGTAAGCCTAGAAAGAAACGTTCAGTAAGCAAAGAGAAAATGGTTGCTAAACTAAAGTTCCAAGTAAACGAAAGTACATTGGGTATTGCAAGTATATCTGCAGAACAAATAGTGTATGCTAATGAAGTTTGGGTATACAATACTAAGTCTAGAAAGATAGGAGTATACAAAGCATCAAATCCTGATCCTAAGAACATGAATAGAGAAGGGGCAGGCTTAACAGTTAAAGGCACAACAATTATAGACTTTGATTCGAAGTCAAGTGTACAAAAAACATTACGCAAACCAGCAGACCAAATGCCAGTATTTAAATCAAGTGCTAAGACCAAATGCCAGAAGTACTTTGACGAAATTAAAGCAGTAGAAACTACACTCACCGGACGACTAAACAATACTACAATCATTCTTAAAGCCTTTTAATCGCAAAAAGTGATAAATAGTTGTATGGCAACTAGAATAGATCAAGTAGGTTACAACGATAGACAAGAAATTATTGAAGAGATATCTTTAAGACTTGCTGACGGCATGGTAGATGTTGAGTTAGACAGAGCCCATTACGACATAGCAATTAATAAAGCAATTCAAAAATATCGTCAATTGAGCAGTGGTAGTGTAGAAGAAGCAGTTATTTTTATACAAACTACAGCAGGTGTAGTAGAATACACTCTTCCAGATGAAGTAATTGATGTCAAACGATTATATAGACGTGGTATAGGTACAAATAGCGGAGGCGGAACAAACTTTGATCCGTTTGATGTTGCATTTAATAATATGTACATGCTACAAGCAGGGCAAATAGGCGGACTAGCAGTATTTGATGCCTTTGCACAGTATAAAGAAACTATAGGACGTATTTTTGGTAGTGAATATAACTTTACATTCAACAGAAACAGTAAGCAACTTACTATACTACGAAACGTGAATCACGCAGAAGATATTGCTGTAGGCGTTAACAACTTTATACCTGAAAGTGTATTAATTAAAGATGTGTATGCAAGTGACTGGTTAAGTAACTATGCATTAGCACAAAGTAAATTAATGTTAGGTGAAGCAAGAAGTAAGTTTACAGGCGGACTACCAGGACCAGGCGGAGCGATACAGTTGAACGGTGACGCTCTAAAAAATGAAGCACTTGGCGAACTAGAGCAATTAATTTCCGGTATCCATAATATGGAAGAAGGTAATTCACCTCTAGGATTTGTTATAGGCTAAGCCACTGTCACACACAATACAGGAGGAATCCATGAGCGACCACTACATTCAATTACCTTCTACTGAATTAGCCCCAATTTTTAAGTTTGCCAAAGATTGTTTTCTTCGTAGTAACGAACGTTTTACCGGAGATGTAACTGAATTTAATCGAAATGGTAATAACGATTTCTTTATTGCACTCAATAGATCTGAGGTGGGTTACATATATGTGTGGAAAACAGGCGTAGTAAATAAGATGATTAGAGACCTTCAACAGAAGGTAACAATCCCGGTACACGACTTTATTATTTTACAAACACCAGCAAATGGATCGTACCCATGGCATAACGAAGGAATGAAATACACAGAACTTGCAACAGACAAATATAGAGAAGTAGCCAGAGTTATGAGAAGACCAGTTGCACTTAATTACCCACTTGATAATGCAGACTTATCTAAAAGTAAAATTGAATGGGCGACACCTAGTGACAAAACCACAGAATTATTAATCGCCGGATATAGTAATATAATGAATAGTGCCAACAGTTCACAGAACTACACAGACGATCATATAAATTTACGTTCACAAAATAAGACACATCATATAGGGTGGATACAACGAACCAAGTCATTCGAAGCTCTAGAACTAGACCCTAAAGAAATTGCTGATATACTAAATAGGTCACATGATAGTGGTGAAGGCGTAAGAATTAACTCGATACTCAGTATTGTATACGATAACCACAATGAGTTACTTACTGAAGTAGACGAGTATTATGGAATGCCAGAACCTACACTAATAAGAACTGACCAGTGGCATAGAATTATTAATGCTCATGTTGAGGAAGATAGGAATATGGGATCAATAAGTTTTGATCCAACGTATTCTTACTCCGATATTAAAACATTAATTATGAATAACGAGTTTATAAAATGAGCGACCACCACCTTCAATTACTAACCTCGGAACTAGATCCAATCTTTACATTTGCTAAAGATTGCTTCGCTCGTAGCATCGAACGTTTTACTGGAGATATCAACGAGTTCAATCGAAACGGTAATAATGATTTGTTTATAACTCAACATAAGATGGGTTTCATATATCTTTGGAAAACAGGTGTTATAAATAAAATAATAAAAGACCTTCAAAATAGGTTGACAATTCCTATACATGACGCTATAATTTTACATACGCCAGCAAATGGAGCGTACCAATGGCATAACGAAGGAATGGAAAACACAGAACATGCAAAAGGTAATTATAAAGAAGTGGTCAGAGTTACAAGAAGGTCAGTTGCACTTAATTATCCAGTTGATAATGCAGACCTATCTAAAAGTAAAATTGTATGGGCAGAGGGCAGTGACAAAGTCACTGAATTGTTAATAGAGGGATATAAAAATATAATGGATAGTATAGGACAGAACCAACCACAAGCGATGATAGAAAGTCATATAAAATTACGTTCACAATATATGACACGCCAAGGATCCGAGGACCATGACCAAGACACTAGAGAAATTACTGATATACTATACATTACACATGACAGTGGCGAAGGTGTAAGAATTAAAGCAGGACATAGCATT